CCAGAACTCCGGCTCAAGGCGGTACAGCTTATCGCCGTCCTGATCATAGAACCCGTCCTCCGGGACGTACTCGTCGTAGTCGCCCTTGATCAGGCCAAGCAGACGGTCATACTCGGAGCGTCCATCCTGCGGAACAGGATCGGGAGTCCACGGTTCGCCCTTGCGCATCCATTCGGCGCAGTCGACGTACAGGCCGCACTCCTCATTCGGAAGCGGTTCAAAGCGGAAGATAACGAGATACATGCCGGACTTCTTCGGCGGGTTTTCTTTGGTCTTATACCAGGTGGTCATTTTTCTATACCCCTCCATTCCCAATAGTCACCGGCAGATCCCTTCTGCCGGATGCATTCAAACTGATACGGGCAATTCCAATCATCGCGCTTGCATGCGTAGCAAACGTCGCCGCCAGCGTCCATGTTCTTGAGATCATTGATCGCTGCTTGAAGCAGTTTCCTTAGTTTCATCAGCACGTTCTTTCAGCCACCTCTCATGCTCATAGCGCTTATCAATCGAATGACACTGCACGGCAACCCATGCCTCATCAGACGGTTTCGCATCAGACTTGCCAAGGTAGTACATCGCAGCGTGCGTCACAACCAGGCCGATCAAACAGACGATTTCATACATACTCATGGTCATCTCTCCTCATAAGATCGCGTGCGCAGTCTTGCTTTTTCTTCGCGCTGCTTGTATTCAAGCTTCTTGCGCTCCACATGTTCCTTCCAATGCTTGCAAGCATCGGTGTGACAGCCCTTCTTGCCCCTCTTAGGGCAGTCTACCGGACAAATTCTTGCCATGTGCCTTTTCCTCCTGATACAGCATGTAGCCAACCATGAACAGAATAAAAACCGAAATGATCAGTGCGATCAGCAGCACCCAAGCGAGACATACACCGAGAAATTCAAGCATCATTTCCACCCCGCAAACATGTCGATAGCACCCTTGAATATTGCAATGATCACGACCAAGCCGAACAGACAACCGGCAAACGCCCAGATCGTACACATGATCTCAAGCAGAGATTCCATCACCAACGCCCCTTTCCGCGCGTAATCTTCTCACAAGAACCGGGACAATCCGGCTTTTCGCAATTCAGACACATCTGAATTTCTTCCGGTTCTGCGCCAATGTTGAAGTATGCTTCTTTCTTATTGCTCGGAATGCCGGTCACGATGCGCACCGCATCCTCAACACTCCGGGCGAATCCGGCAATCGCGCCGTTTCGATAGCACTTTTCGATGAACGCAAGCTGTTCTTTGCTTGCACGACCGGCAGGCGTTTTGATCTCAAGGGCGAAGAACTGCCCGTCGGTATTGTAGCCCACAAGATCGCTCAAGCCCTTAAATCCAACAGTGACGCGATTGCCCTTGGAATCGTAATATACGCCGCTGTTCGTACGCAGAACGAAACAGCCGAGATCCGACAGGGCAACCATGATTTGCCTCATAAGGACAGTCTCTTTGTTCACGTCATCTTCTCCTTCCTCGCATGACCATCGCAGCCCATGCGACAGGGTTTTTATAGTTTCTGCTTCTTCCGATTTGAACAAGCTCGTCAAACGTTTGCGCTTTGCCCTGCTGCATTCTCGCCTGTTTGCGCTGCGCTTCCGCTTTTGCCGCTTCCTCTGCGTTGATCCGCGCCAGTTCGATATCCTCATGCGCCTTGATTTCTCTTGGCGACAGCGGATAAGGTTCGCCACAGTGCGGACATTTCGTCGCAGTCTTAAAGACCTGGAAACAGGAGGGGCAAGTTCTGATGTAGAAATTGCCGTTCTCGTCAAGCTTGTCTCTCTTTTTTATTTGCTGAGTTAAGCTCCAAATTACATCCGCATCCGGTAAAGGATTGCGAGTGTAATTGCCTACGCAGTCAATGATCGTTGCCACCTTACCCGGCTGATATCTCATACAGCGCATGGCCTGCTGCCAGAATAGGGCATGGCTTTCCGTAGGCCGCAGGAGCAGGCAGCACGTCACATCGTCAATCGATACGCCCTCAGAGATGATGCCTACGTTGCATAGGATCTGAATCTCTCCACTGCGGAACTTAGCCATGATCACCTCGCGCTGCTTATCCGGCGTACTACCGTCAATCGCTTGCGCTTTGTAACCGGCTTCGCGGAACAATTCAGCAGTTTCTTTGGCGTGCTTCACCGATACGCAGTAGGCGATCGTTTTGCCGCCACCGGCGAATCGTTCCCAGCTTTTTAGCACATCGGAATAGATCGCTCTGCCGGTCATAAGCTGTTCCATATCGCTGATGACGTAATCGCCGCAGCTAACTCGCAGGCCATCTGTATTGACCGCTGTTGGAGCGTAGTATTCAAACGGCGCTAGACGCTGATGCTCGATCAGCCATTTCACCGTCACACCCTCAATCAGCGTGTCGTACATATCGCCAAGCGGCTTGCCATCAAGCCTGCACGGTGTAGCGGTAAATCCAACCGTGAACGTGTTGTAGTAATCAAGTACCTTCATCCACGAATTTGATCGCGACAAATGCGCTTCGTCCGTGATGATCAGCGCAGGGCGGGGGTACTGACCAAGGCGCTTGGCCTCAGTCAGCACCATTGACACCCTTGCGTTGATGCCCAGGTTCGCCAGCAGATCGTTATGCTGCGATAGCAATTCTCTGCGATGCGTCAGAATCAGCACGTCGCCGGTGGTGTTCTTCGCCATCTCAGCGAACAGGTAACTCTTACCGCCGCCACATGGCAGGCAGACCAGAGGGCGTTTATAGCCCTGCCGGAATGCGTCAACCGTTTTCTGGTATACGTCCTGCTGATAATCCCGCAGCATAGGCTTTAGGTGAACGGCAGTTCAGCTTCGTCAGCCTGCGTGAATCCAGCAGCCGGAGCAGCGCCAGCCTTGCCCTGCCACGGAGGAAGCTGATCCTGTTTCTTCCTATTAAGGAGGTACTGCACCTTGGCGCTCATGCCGCCGTTGTACTCCTCATGCTTCACGCGGCAACCGCCGACCTTGCCGATCCACTGCTTGCCGTTGCCCATGGTGTAGCTGGTAATGCCGAAGCACTCGAAGAACGCACCAAGGTTCTGATTGGTCTGCTTCTGATCGGCCTTGTTCAGCACAAGGTAGAACCAGAGCTTGCTGCCGTGACCGGACACGTCGAAGGTGATTTCATAGCCCTCGTTGCCGCTCTTGAAGGTGCGCTCCACCACATCCGCAATGCGGACACGATGATCACCGGCGGGAATCAGCGCAAAGTCGCGCTCCTCATAATCTGCGGGATTGAACGTCCAGGAAATTGACATAATCTTATACCTCCATAATGTTATTGAATTTCCAAATGTAACCGCCTGCCATTGCCTTTTTACCATTGCAACATAGGCCGATATATTGGTTGCGAATATTAAGTGCCTTTGCCGCCGATCTTGCAGAATCCCATTCGGCAATGAGATTCATGTTTGCATCGTACTGATACACTTTTTTTGAATGCGCCTTACCGACTTTCTCTCTGCAAGCAGCGGAACGTGGTACGCCCTTATGTGGCTTCTTTTTACCAAGATTGCCTTTACGGATTTTCTCATTCCACTCAAGTGTTCTATTTTGCTTTAGGCCGGTATGACTATTGGAGAGACGCTTTCTCGTTTCTTCGGAAATCTGAACTCCCCAAGCACCTTTACCGCCTGTCGCTCTGTTGTAGCCTTTTTTCGGATTCGTGCTGTCGTATTTTGAAATCAGATCTCGCTCAAGCGCATACGCTTCCGATTTGTCTTGAAGGGTAGCAACGATTTCATGCTGGATGTTTTTCCAGCCGTAGAACTGGATATCTTCATCGAACGCAGTATTGCTTGCATATCCATGTCCATATCGCCAGCGCTGATACGTCTTCTTGCTTGTAACGCCGACATACACTTTACCGTTCGGAACGTGGTGAACATATACCGTGTAAACCATTACGGCTTCTCCGCACCGAACAGCTTGTCAGGCATGCAGTTCTTTCTGCATTCAAGCTGGTCTTTTGCCATCAGCGCCGGACTGCCCTCAGTGACGTAATACCAGCGCTTCTTTCCTTCCTTATCAGTCGCCGTCGTAACGTAGGCGATGACGTTGCACAGGCCGCATACCTGCTGTTTGATCTTGGCAGGGAGCATGGGGGAGATGCGATTGACGATCTCACCGCTCGGCAGGGAGATTTCTTCGATATCCTCCCAGCAGTTAAGGATCACATTGCTGTTGCAGTGTGCTGACTTGCGGACAAGGAACTTTACCTTGTTATAGACCGCCATGTACGCCTGCCGGATATCGTTGAACGTGTTGCTCTCGCGGCATTCGACGATGAAACCGTCGATAATGTCCGTCAGGCAGTCAACGATGATCGTGTCATACTGATGCGACTGAGTAGCCGCCTCAAACTCGGCGATGAAGTTCTTGAACGTGCCGACTTCCTTCACCGTGAGGTTCGGTCGGTCGAAGTTCTTAAGAACCACTGCTGAGTTATCGCTGCTGATGAGCAGCGTCTTGCCAGGGACGAGCGTCGAATTACAGGTCTTGCCTGATCCCGGCGCTCCGAATACGATTGCTGTTGCCATTTATTCGGCCTCCTTTTTTTCTGCAATCTCAAGGTACTTATTGAGATACCATGCCGCTTTCTTGATATCTTCATCGCCGTTCTTGGCGTTATGGCGGTACAGATACTTCATGGCGTTGCACAGGCAGAAGCCCTTAGTGTACTCAGCGCCCTGGGTCTGCAGGATCACGTCGATGCACTCAACGCCAGCCTGCTTATAGTGCGACGGATTGATTGCGTCCTGCATGGTTGCAGGCCTTCTTCTTACGACTGCCATTTTCTCGGCCTCCATCATAATTTCGTAATTGCGTTCGATTTCTTCATCCAACGCCTCTTCGTGGCAGTGGATATTAGTACCGCGAACGTGTTCCCATAAGGGACAACCCTCAAAGCAAACATCGTATGAACGGCACATCTGCTTGAGCGCTTCGCGCTTATCGTCGATGGTCATAGCAGATGATCACTCCTCACACTTGCGATCTGCGCAGCACTCATACCGAAGTAGTCAGTATCGATTGCTTGCGTAATGATTTTTGTTGTGGTACAGTAGTCGCAATCATACGCTTCACATCGCGGAGCTTCGATCTCGCCGTTTCGCATGGCCTGATAGCGCTTAATGTCCTTGCGAACAACTTCCAGTGCATCGTCCATGTTGAACTGGCTGATCTCGCCTACCGCCAGATGCGCAGGTTTTTCCTTGGTTGCGACCACGAAATAGAACGGAAGCGTCTCGCCGGTGTTCTGACGAACGATCTCTTGGTAGCAGGCCGCTTGAATGTCGTAGCCCCAATATTTGATCATTGGCGTGAACAGGTTGGGGCTTCGCAGGCTTGCCATGTACTTGAGATCGGCGATGTACTCACCGGGCTTGTAGCTGTCCATTTTGATCTTGAACGGCACACCCTCGATTTCGCCGGTCATAATCCTCTGATGCTCACCGGACAGGTAGTGCATCATAAGCGGTTGCTCTTTAATGCGCTCAATCGTTTCCTCGGCCTGCACGAACTCTGCGTACTTGCCGCCGCCTTTCTTGAAGATCTCCTTCTCGTTCTCAAATAAGAACTGTCGCATGGATTCTTCCGTGCCGGTCAGCGCTTCATCGACGAAACTCCCCAGCAGCAGCGCTTTGCTCTTTTCTCCTTTGAAATCCGATACGGCACATGCCGGACACTTCTGGAAGCGCTTGAATAAGCTCACGCTGAAATGCTCTTTATCGAGGTAGTAGTTCTCCGCTGTCAGCATCAGGCTTCACCGCCCAACTCACACGGATCGCCGTTGAGGTATACCCTGGGGTAATCAGGCTTGCGGATAACCGTGATCTCCACCTCTGCGTTGATATCTTTGTAATCATCGTCGTTAAGTCTCAGCGCTTTGCGGACAAGCTCTCCAATGGAGTAATCGCCAAGGCTCATGTAGGTCTGAGCAACGCTTACCTTGCCGTCATACTTGATCACAATTCGGTTATTATCCAATCTTCTCTACCTCCAAGTTCTTGCACGCCTGCAGAATGATCTCGCTTGCCAACTTCCTCATGCTGACGTTGTACTTATCGGACAGACTGAGCAACGCTGCATAAGCTTCATCGGACAGGCTTACCGCCGGTTGCGTAGGCCGTGGCACGCGCCTTTTTTCCGATATGTGGATTTTCATTTGCCACACTCCCTTTTCAAAACATTGACAGCCGCAGCCTTGAGCAAAGCTAAACGCCTGTTTTGTTCTTCATCGCTAATGTCAGGGATACGCACCCTGACGGTAGCGTTCGGATACTCAAATACCCGCGTCTCTTTGTATGCATCCATCGAATCAGCCCCTTTTAACTCAACTTATGCGCTGAACAACTTGTCTCATGACGCGGATATGTTCGCTGCGCAAATACGCTTAAAGCGGATTATTGATTAAAAAAATAATATCGTTATATGGGACACGATACGTTTTGCAAATAAGAGGGATCTTATCTGCGCCAGGGAAAGAGATGCCATTTTCCCATTTTGAAAGCGTTTTATTGCTGACACCAAAGATTTCTGCAGCATCCTTTTGCGTCAAATTCGCATTGATGCGTGCGGCCTTCATTGTTACCTTCGCCATCCGCATGCCTCCTTTCATTATATTAGGCGAATTTTTATTTCGGTATTCGCTCGTTAAATCCGCGCAAAGCGAATCTGTGTTCATATCATAACGCTATATCACGATAATGTCAATACCCTAAAGCGAAGAATTTTTCCTAAAATCTTTACTTTTAAGCGGATTTGGTGTATTATGTACCTAAATAGAGGGAGGTGTAAAAATGACGACTAACATTGGCAATAAAAACATTTTAGCCAAGAATCTAGCTTATTACGTTGATCGATCCGGAAAGACGCAAAAAGATCTTGCTGCACTGGTAAGTGTTGCGCCATCCACCTTTAATGATTGGCTGAAAGCGAAGAAGTATCCGCGCATCGATAAGATTGAAATCCTTGCCAATTACTTCGGAATCCAGAAGTCTGATCTGATCGAAGAGAAACTTACCGAAGAAAAAGAAAAGGACAATGAAATCTTAGCAGATATCATCGTCCGTGCTAGAATGGATGAAGATTTTCGTGAAGCATTGGAATCTCTCTATTCTCTTGATTCCAAC